TATCATTACTAAAATGTCATTGTGGTAAGAAATATACTTGGACGACATATTGTAGACATTGTCCGGAACCAAAAAAAACATGGCTAGGAAAAAATCACACTAAGGAAACAAAGCTTAAACAACGAGAATCTACATTAAATTATATACAAAGTTCCTGCGGACAAATAATGCCTAGATATAATAAATCTTCAATTAAAATTCTAGAAGATTATGCAAAGAAATTAAATATTACCGATCTACAGCATGCTGAAAATGGCGGAGAATATAAGGTGTTAGGATACTATGTAGATGGGTATAGCCCTACTAAAAATATTGTATTAGAATATGATGAAGGTCATCATTTTGACACTAATGGTAATTTACTTTCTAAAGACAAATCACGTCAATTAGAAATAGAAGAGTATCTAGGATGTACTTTTATTAGAATTAAACAATAAAATGCAAATAAAACATAATACAAGATTTGAAATATTGACGCCTAATGGGTATCAAGATTTTGCCGGCGTACGTAAGTTACGAAAAGATAAAATTTATGTAATTACATTATCATCAAATATTATATTAAGATGTTCTGAAACGCATAAATTTATTGGTAAAGGATTAGAATTAGAGGCTAACAAGCTTCAAATAGGTAGTATTGTAGATTCAATTGATAATAATATCGTGACTGTTATTGATATTAATATCGAAACTCAGCCTATAGAGTTATATGATATTATAGAAGTCGATCGCGGAAATATTTTTATAGTAGATGGAATTGTATCACATAACTGCGATTTTATTTCATCTGGTCATACTGTGATTGACGGTGCTTTATTACAATGGTATAATCAAACTACAATACAAGATCCTATAGAAAAAAGAGATTCTGAAAATTTATGGATTTGGGAAAAACCAGATTATTCTCGAGATTACATTGTAGTAGCGGACGTTGCTCGTGGTGATGGAGGCGACTTTTCTGGATTTCATGTTATAGATGTGGAATCAGTAACTCAAGTAGCTGAATTTAAAGGTCAAATATCTACTAAAGAATATGGCAATTTGCTAGTTAATATTGCAACTGAATATAATGATGCTTTATTAGTAATTGAAAATGCCAATGTAGGGTGGGCCGCAATTCAAGTAGCCATTGATCGTGGTTATAAAAATTTATACTATTCTCCTAAAGACGGTCAAGTGTCAGATGTATCTCAGCAATTAGCTAGATATGTTGATTTAAAAGACACATCGCAAATGACTCCAGGATTTACAACTTCATCTCGTACTCGTCCATTGGTAATTTCTAAATTAGACACTTACATGAGAGAAAGAGTTCCAGTAATTCGAAGTCGTCGTTTAATTGAAGAACTTTTTGTATTTATTTGGAATGGATCAAAGGCAGAAGCGCAACATGGTTATAATGATGACCTTGTAATGGCATTTTGTATTGGATTGTGGATTAGAGACACCGCACTTAAATTAAGACATCAAGGAATTGAATTAAATAGGAAAACTTTAGACTATTTCGGTAAAGGAAATGGAATATATGCTGCAAATGCGGGATCTAGAAAAGAGACTGGTTGGACTATGAACACTGGGCAAAGAGGTCAAGATGAAGATTTAACTTGGCTTTTATAATTTTCGATATTTATTTAAAATAATTTAAACTAATACTATGGCAGACAAATCATTATTTGGACGTTTAAAACGTCTATTCAACAATAATGTTGTAGTGCGCAGAGTTGGCAAAAATCAGTTACGAGTTGTCGATAATGATCATTTACAATCTATGGGTAACGCCCATAACTCAAAATACATTGACCGTTTTACCCGACTGCATGGAGTACGCCCTAATTCATTAAATACATATAATCCAAATTACAACTACTTTTCATCAAAGACAGAATTGTATACAGATTATGAAGTAATGGATCAAGACGCTATCATCGCTTCAGCATTAGATATCTATGCAGACGAGACGGTAATGAAAGATGATTTTGGTGATGTGTTGCGAATTACAAGTGACGACGAAAATATTAAAAAAATACTTCATAATTTATTTTATGATATTTTAAATATAGAATTTAATTTATGGCCATGGGTACGTAATATGTGCAAATATGGTGATTTATATTTGCATTTAGATGTGCAAGAAGAAATTGGAATTATAAACGTAACTCCAATGTCTGCATATGAAATTATTCGTGAAGAAGGAATGGATATAAATAATCCATATCACGTACAATTTAAACAATTAGGTGGCGGAAATGTTACTTATGAAAATTTTGAAATTGCGCATTTTAGAAATTTAACAGATTCAAACTTTTTACCATATGGTAAATCAATGATTGAAGGTGGTCGTAAAGTGTGGAAACAATTAACTTTAATGGAAGATGCTATGTTAATACATCGTATTATGCGCGCGCCTGAAAAGCGTATTTTTAAAATTGATGTAGGAAATATTCCGCCTAATGAAGTTGATAATTACATGCAGAAAATCATGAATACCATGAGAAAAACTCCATATGTAGATGAGAAAACAGGAGAATATAATCTTAAATTCAATATGCAAAATATGTTGGAAGATTATTTCTTACCGGTACGTGGTGGGCAATCTGGAACTGCAATTGACACATTAGCTGGTATGGAATTTACTGGTATTAATGATATTGAATATCTTCGTAATAAGATGATGGCTTCTTTGAAAATACCAAAAGCTTTTATTGGGTATGAAGAAGGCATTTCAGGTAAAGCGACTTTAGCAGCTATGGATGTTCGGTTTGCTAGAACAATTGAAAGAATTCAAAGAATTGTAATTTCAGAATTAACTAAAATAGCTATTGTTCATTTAGTGGCTCAAGGGTATGAAAATGCTGAGTTATTAGACTTTGAATTGTCTATGACGTCTCCGTCGACTATTTATGAGCAAGAAAAATTAACTTTGTATAATACCAAAGTCGATTTAGCTAAATCAATGATAGAAGGAAAAATTATATCTAAAGGCTGGATCTTTAAAAATGTATTTAACTTCACTGAAGAAGATATTAATGAAATTGAAACGGGAATTTTAAAGGACCAAAAAGATACATTTAGAATGACTAAAATTGCTGAAGAGGGTGAAGATCCTGCAGACCCGAGAAATAAAGAAAAGAAAGAAGATACTACAGACACAAAAGATAATAGTGGAGATGGTAAGAAAACGTCAAATCCATTCGGGGAAGGTATTGATGATGAACTTCAGAAAAAATATGATAAGCGATCGAAAAATCGCAACACACCAGAAGTACCTGAAGGGGGATGGCCTGGAAGTGGAAGGCCGAAAGAATCTACTAAATACAATTCACATGAACATCCTAGAGGTTATGATCCAATTGGAAGAGTAGCTTGGAAAAACTCTAGAAATGAATCGGCTAATCCTATTAAAAAATACGGCTTAGAAAAATTAATGCCTAAAAAGTCGAAAGTATTAACTGAATCAAGTATTATGGATGAAACAATTATTATACAAGAAGATATTTAAAAGATTATAGTTTACATATTTATTATTAAGAAAATAACATTAAGCCTAAATGAAAAATTTAAAACACTCAAAGTTTAAAAATACCGGAGTTCTATTTGAACTATTAGTTCGACAAGTAGCGTCGGATACTTTGAATAATAATGATTCAAAGGCAATACCGCTTATCAAAAAGTATTTTGCTAAATCTACGGAATTAGCAAAAGAGCTTAATCTATACCAAACATTAGTTAAAGAAAAATTCTCGAAAGAGGACAAAGCAAATCACTTAATTGATGCGGTGTTAGCAGCAAAGGTTCATATTAATCAAGCAGTATTAGCTCGACAGAAGTATAATTTAATCAAAGAGATTAAAGCTAATTATATATTAGAAGACTTTTTTAAGTCAAAAGTTAATAATTATAAAACGTTAGCAGCTATATGCAACTTATTTGAACACTCCATCGCTGACAATCCAGTAGAATCTGTAAACAATAGATATACTATTGTAGAGTATATAATTCGAGCTGAAAGTAAAAAACCAAATCAAGTAAATGAAATATCTGAGTTTATTAAACAAGACAAAGATATTCGATTGCTATCCTATAAGATTTTAGTTGATAAGTTTAACGAAAAGTATTCTAATCTTAATGAAGGTCAAAAAGATTTATTAAGGCATTATATCAATGCAGTATCAGAAGGCACTGAATTAAAAGAATTTATTACTAATGAAGTAACTAAACTTCAAAAAGATCTTAAGACATTAACTTCTAAAGTAGATGACCCAGTAGTTAAAATTAAATTGTCTGAAGTAACTAATCTTTTAAAAGAGATATCCAATGCTAAGTCAATTAAAGACAATCATGTATTGAATTTGTTACGTTATCACGAATTAATTAAAGAACTTAAAAAAATATAATCCATGGCAAACGGAAATTTAAATGCAACCCCAGTAGCTGGGTCATATAAAACTTCATTGTACTCACCTACATCGTCTATATCATATCATGGTCTTGCAAATGTAGGAGCATTGTATAATAGAACAGTTAGAGTTACTGCTAACACAAATAACCCATTAACATTGACAGGAAGCTATTCAAACAATGCCGGATTCCTTGTTTTAAATACTGGAAGTGTATGGCTAACAACTTCAGACGGAACTCAATATGTAAGTACTGATTTTCATACATCAGGTCAAAACCATCAAATAATTCCCATCGGATTGGCGTATGTATCTGCGTCTGCAGGCGGTGATATTGCAGTTCTATATTATAAATAAAATTAAATTATGTCATATTTAGATACATTTAAAAAAACTCGTTTACCAGAATCAAATGAAATTGAAGATAATTCCAATTTAGTTGATGATGAGCAAGATGATTTTCCATTGGAAGATGATTTAGACGAAATTTCAGTCGCTGGAAATGCCGGAGGGTATGAAACTCCAAATGCATTTGGGGAATTAGATAATGATGCTATTGAAATGCTTGGTTACAAAAAAGTAAAAAAAATAAAAAAAGAAACTGTTAAAGAATCTGACTTTAAAAGACTTTCGACTGAAATGTTTATTAATGAGATTGCGTATAACGCATATAAAAAAGATCCAATAGCATCTCCAAAGCAAAAAATCAATACTTCAATTAACTATATTAATAAAGGGTTGCAAGAGATTGAAAAAGTTGTCAATCATAATGTACGTTTAAAACAAGAGATGGGCGTAGATAATAGTATTTATTGGAAATCATCTCGCGAAAATCTTACTAAAATTAGTGAGCGGTTATTAAGAGTTTCAAAACAATTAAAAGAATTAGCATCTTAACATGGAAAATAAAAAATTACTAGTAGACTATATTACATTTGACATTTCGCCGGAAATGATCAGCGAGTCTATGGAAAAGAATAACGGCAAATTACTGGTAAAAGGCGTACTGCAACGTGCTGACGCTAAAAATCAAAATGGAAGAATATATCCTAAAGATACATTAATTCGTGAAGCTAAAAAGTATTTAGATATTAATATCAAAGAAAGAAGAGCTTTAGGAGAGTTAGATCATCCAGATTCATCAATTATAAACTTAAATAATGTATCTCACAATATTACAGAGATGCATTGGGAAGGAAATGATTTAGTAGGGACTGTAGAGGTTTTATCAACACCATCAGGTAACATCTTAAAAGAGTTATTTAAGTGTGGTATTAAATTAGGTATTTCTTCTAGAGGGTTGGGATCAGTTAAACAATTAGGAGAATCTGAAGTTGAAGTTCAGCCAGACTTTGAATTAATTGCGTTTGACTTCGTGTCTAATCCGTCAACTCAAGGAGCTTTTTTAGCACCTATACATGAATCAGTAAAATCTGGATTAAGTCAAAACCATAGTAAATATGACAAAGTAAGTCGTTTAATCACTGACATTTTAACTGATATTAAATAATGAACCTTATAGTAACACAATTAATAATGAAAAGCACATTAAAAAAATTAATAGAATCTGAAGTTAAAGCAGCTTTAAAAGAATCTACAATTGTAGAACCTTCAGAACAAATTATTAAAGACATGATGAAAGAGTTAAAACTTAAAACAGGAATTATAGCTACTGTAACTTTAGACCAAACTAATCGAAATGTAATTACTTACACTGCAGATTTATCTAAAGAAATTCGTACTCCTATAATGCGGGCATTGTTTAATACATTAACTTTGGATATATCTTGTAGATCAATCCCTCAATCAATTGGAGGCTATGCATTTAATATAGCTATTAATTACACTCATCCTCAAGGTGGGTCTAATGGAAAAACTTTAGGAACAATATTCGCACAAAACGGTAAATTTACATCAAGATTTGATTAATGCCATATACAGCAAGAAAACAAGGAGACAAATATGCAGTGTATAAAAAAGACACTGGAAAGCTAGTAGGCCATACAGCTGGAACCAAAGAGGCATTACGTAAATATCTTGCAGCTTTACATATACACTCAGAGTCAATTAAATTAAAAAATATGAAATCAAATAACACAATTAAATTAGCTTCATTAATCAATCTTAAGGAAACCGATCAGCATCTTGCCGATAAAATGAATAATGACCAAAAGAAAGCTTTTTTAGAAGCAGTATATCATTTTGCGGAACATTCAAATGATATTTATAGAAAACATTCTTTAAAAGACACATCTAGATATTTAGGAGAATTAATCGAAGCAGCATCTCAATTAACATTATCAGAGACAGAAGATTGGTTTGATGCTAATACAGTTAATCGTCATATGAAACATTTAGGTGAAGCTCATAAAATATTTGAAAAAACAGCTCATGAAATTGAGACATTACAGCAACGTTTAGAATCTGCGTATGACGATATCGGAGGCACTTTATCTAAATATTATGATATCAGTGGAATGGTTAATGAAGCCTCATCAGAAGCAGGTTCAGGAGCTGATTACCAAAGGTTTTTTCAAAAAGCAATGAAGAAATTTAAAATTCAAGAACCTTCTGATTTAGCGGATGACACATCTAAAAAGAAATTTTTTAATTGGATAGATAAAAATTACACTGCTAAGTCAGAAACTTCAAAAGAAAAAACTAAAGAAGATAAATAATGAAATTATACGACGTTATACCAAGACACACTAAAGCATACTTATTAGTTAATGAATCTTTGACTAAAAGTGATCGAGTGATGTTAGCAGAAGCTGGAATTGCTTCAGATAGTGATTTAGAAAGAATGTTTAAATCTATAGCAAAAGAACTATCAGCAAAACGATTGACAGATAAAAATCCTGACAATGTTGAATTAGATGATGTTGGTGATATAGAACCTTTACAAACAGAAGAGGTATTAAATGAAAGTCTAGTATTAACTTTAATATTAGCTTCTCCGACTTTACTTAAATTATTAGGTAAATTAATTACCTGGGTAGGTGCGAAAGCAGCGGGCGAGTCTATAACTCATTTAGCTCATAATGCACATAAAGCATTTGTATATCCATTAATAAAAATACTTCAAGGTGTTGCTTGGTTAAACAATAATAAATGGCTTAAAGCTAACGCAGAACCTGCAGCAGAATTAATCTATGCAGTTATAATGATAGGAGTAGCAGGAAGTGGTATAATGCATTCGTTAGAAGGAATTACCGGAGTTAAAACTGCTATTGTAAAATTAGGTACGAATTTAGACACATTAACGCATTTAGTAGTTGACACTCTTAAAGGTAAAGATATGTCAACTGAAATTCTTAAAATGATTATTTCTAAAGTTCTTTCACAATATTAATATCAAATGGATATGTTTTCTTAAACATGTACATATTTATTTACGTAACGCATAATGCCTTGTGCACATCACTTTTATACAAGGCGCTAGAAAATTTATATTCTATTAAGATTGTTAATAATCTTATTTCCAATTAATTTATAATAAAAGGACAAATCATGAAAGATTTATTAAAAGAAGCTATTGCTGATGCAAAAGCTGTAAGAGAAACTGCTCTAGCTAACGCTAAGCTAGCTCTTGAAGAAGCTTTCACACCACGTTTAACCTCTATGTTATCTGCAAAATTAGCTGAAGAAATGTCTGAAGATGAAGACGCTCCGGCTGAAGATGAAATGACACATGAAGGTGAAGAAATGGATATGGAAGATGATCAAGAAATGGCTGAAGGTGAAGAGGAAATGTCAAATGAGGATGATGACTTAGATTTAGATGAAATCATTAGAGAATTAGAAATGGAAGGTTCAGAAGATGACGCTGCCATAGACAATGAAGACAATGAAGATGATGAAGATGTTGACATCAATGAAATTATTCGTTCTTTACGAGAGGAAGAAGACGAAGATGTTGAAGATGTTGAAGATACCAAAGAGTCATCAGAAGATTTAGAAGAAGCTTATAATGTAATACGTTTCTTAAAAGACAAAATCAATGAAGTTAATTTATTGAATGCTAAACTTCTTTATTCAAACAAATTGTTCCGTAACTTTAGTCTTAACGAAGGTCAAAAAATGAAAGTTATTGAAAACTTTGACAGATCTCACAATTTACGTGAAGTAAAATTAGTTTATTCAACATTAGCAGAAGGATTTAAAATGCCATCTACTAAAAAAGTAGTTAAAGAATCATTCGCTTCGAAGCCAATAGCTTCTACGAAACCAGCTAAGCAAGTGATTTCTGAAGGTGCTGAATTAGCTAATAGATTTAAAAAATTAGCAGGTTTAAAGTAATTCACAATTTTTAAAAAAACTTAAACAAAAATAACATGTCATTAAAAAACATCTTAGGCGACAGCAATTCAGCAGTAACTCGCCAAATGGAACAAACCAAAGGCCTAGTAGGAAAATGGTCAAAGACTGGTTTATTAGAAGGTATCAATAGCGAATACGAAAGACACGGTATGGCTATTATGTTGGAAAACCAAGCTAAACAATTAGTAACTGAAGCAAACGGCACTGGTACTGCAGATAACTCTGAGCAGTGGTCAGGGGTTGCTTTACCTTTAGTTCGTCGTGTATTTGCAGAAATCGCAGCTAAAGATTTCGTATCTGTTCAGCCTATGAACTTACCTTCAGGTCTTGTATTTTACATGGACTTCAAATATGGTACAGCACAACCAGGATTCTCTAGCACTCACACTAATGGTGCTAACGTATTGTCAGGCGTAAATAGTGGATACCAAACTGACTCAGTATTTGGTGTAACTAATACAACTTCAGATCCTTCAGGCGGTCTTTATGGTTCAGGTCGTTTTGGTTATTCAATTAACGAAGGTTCAGTAGTATATAACGTATCTGGTTCATATACCCCAGCAACCGTTACCGGTTCAATCACTGCATTAGTAACTACAGGTGTTGATGATGATGCATTTAACTATGATTCTAAATTCATTGCTGCTTACACAGGCTCAAGTGCATTTAAGAAAATCGTTGTTGCAACTTCAGCTTTAACTAATCCTGATTTGCAAGGTGTTCGTGCTTACTCAATTGCTG